ACACATGGACTTTAATCTTGGAAATGCACTTAAATATATTTGGCGGTGTGATTTAAAAAAAGACGCAGTAGAAGATTTACGCAAAGCCCAGTGGTACATTGGCAGAGAGATAGCCAAGCGTATTAGAATAAACAACGAAGCAGATCCGGAGTGTGGAAAATGATACTAGAAATTGATGATGACTTTTCAGATGAGATTGTGGTAAATGTATTGGCGGACATGTACGTTAGCATGAATTCGATGTTAAAAAATGGAATGGTTAAACATGAAGATGACATTGCTGCGTATAAAGAAGTGCTGCCAGCAATTGAGACTGTTGGTAAATGGTTCAGTATAGATTTTGCAGCAGAAATTAAGAAGGCCAAGAAAAGGAAGAATAAATGAATCCAAAAGTTGATTTAGAATCCGCTATCATGGTGGCGTGGCAGACCAGCGAGGACCTTGACTTGCTACTTAAACATCATGGCGATGCGCCTAAACCGATGACAGAAGACGAAGTAGCCAATGTATTACTTGGCATTAAAGTGTTACATGATTTACGCATGGAGGCTTTAATGGATAAGTACTGCCAAAAGATGGAGATAGACGAGTACTGCACAGACCCAGACAAATTAGCCGCAAGGCATGAGATGTTTGGACAAATTGAAAAGAAAGGTAAAAAGAAATGAACGAGCAACAAAAAGATCCATTAGATGACGAGATTATTAACTTTTCGTTCACAGTGGCGCAGGTAAATGGATTGCTAAACATCCTAGCAAATACCCCCTACGCAATTTCAGCGGGCTTGATTGGCCTGATTAACATGCAGGGAGAGCCGCAGTTTAGGGCCGCGATTGAGCGGTTGGAAAAGAAAGGCACAGATGAACCTACGCCAGCTGCTTAAACAAGCCGGTATCAGTAACGATATCGTTAAAGAGGTAGAGCGCAAATCTAAACGCACCAGCGAGCAGATGGAGCAAGAGCACCAAGAAAAGGCCCTAGCACTCACCAAGATGATGATTAACGACGCGCTACGCTACCGCAAGGAACATGGTTCAGATAAGGCAGCTGTAGAGCAAATGCGCACCATTATTTTGCCGGATGAAAAGTAGGGCGGTTTTTCTACAAAAAGCGTATTAGTAGATATGGGACGTCGGGAGACGTTCCCACACCTACTCTGGCTGTAAATAAAGCCAAAGGTTACCGGCGCACCTTCATAGAACACCGGCCCACACACATCACACACAGGAGATTTACCATGGTTTCACCATTTGAACTACGATTTTCTATTTTCAACACAGCTAAAGACCTTTTGGTTAAGCAGCACGAAGCCAACTTGGCGGCGTGGGAAGTATTAAACAAGACAACTAAAGAGGCTGCAGAATTGGCTCCTCAGTTTCCAACAACTGAAGAGATCATTGATAAGGCGATTGAGATCAATACCTTTATCAGCGGTGCATACACAAAAGAAATGACCAATGTGGCTAAAAAATTAGCAGGCGTTTCAGTAATATTTTAAGTAGTACCGCTAGGCAAGGTGTGACCGGAGGCATCGGCACTTAATATCACCAGACCCGTAGGTAACCAACTCCAAGATTGGGATTTCCTGCCTAGTATCAAATTAATTTACCAGTAAAATTTAAAAAATAAGTTTTACAGGGAAAACATAATTAAATCAAGGACATCATGGCGACTAAACCCGGACTCTACGCAAACCTCCACGCCAAACAAGAGCGCATCAAGGCTGGCTCAGGCGAGAAGATGCGCAAACCTGGCAGTCCGGGCGCCCCGACTGCCAAGGCATTTAAACAATCAGCAAAGACTGCAAAATCAAAATGAACGAACTAGATCCACCATTAGAAAACCTACAGGCTCCAGCAAACGAGGCACCTCCTACTCCAGTGGAAGAAAATGGCAACTAAAAAGAACCCATCCCTGTCCATTGGCCGTGGCGAAAAGCTACCGGCATCGCAAGGCGCTGGACTGACTGCCAAGGGTCGCGCTAAGTACAACGCAGCCACTGGCTCGCATTTAAAGGCACCACAACCCGAAGGTGGTGCCCGTAAAGATTCATTTTGTGCTCGCATGTCTGGCGTTAAAGGCCCAATGAAGGACGAGAGTGGCAAACCAACAAGAAAAGCAGCAGCTCTAAAAAGGTGGAAGTGTGGCAGCTAAACAAAAAAAGACCTTTACCCCTAGTATGGCGGAAACCATTTTAGAACTTGGTAAACAAGGCGCGTCTCAAAAATCCATGTACGCAGCTATCGGCATAAGCAAAGATACCGCAGCTAAATGGAAAGACGAGAATGAAGAGTTTAAAGAAGTCATGTCTATGGCCACAACAAGCTCCCAGGCTTTTTGGGAAAATATGCTTTTAGCTAATATAGATAATAAAGCATTTAATTCTCGAGTTGCTGAAGTAGCTTTACGAGGACAATTTCCCGATGATTATCGTGAAAGAATGGATATAAAACAAAACATTAAACAGGAAGTTTCTGTTGATTTTCAAAAAGAAATAGCAGATTTAATTGCAGCATTAAAAGCGTAATACCAATCAACGAACGAACGGGGTAGCTCCCCTGCCGGTACTCCATTACCGGCTAGTTCACCAATTACTATGGAGAGTATCAATGAAGAATTGCCCAAAATGTGGCCTTGAAAAGCCACTGTCTGAGTTTGGAAAATATAAAGCATCAAAAGATGGTTTAAATAGAGTTTGTAAAAAATGCAGCACTAAACAATCTATTGAATCATATAAAAGAAATCCAAACACAAAACGTAAATACAATTTAATGAAAGAATATGGCATCACACTAGAAAGTTTTGAATCTATGAAATTAGATCAAAACAATAAGTGTGCTATATGCCAAAACACATTTAAAAATTCAGTAGATACTTGTGTAGATCATTGCCATAGCACAAAAAAAGTTAGGGGGCTGCTTTGTAATCATTGTAATAGAGCAATAGGGCTTTTTAAAGAATCACTGGATAGTATAAAATCCGCCCTTGCGTATTTACAAAAATATAATCTAAAAAACGACAAAAAATAACTAAATTTGCGTATTAGTAAATGTACCAGTAACCAGTCTAAACAGTCTAAGGAGAATCATCATCACTGCTCATGCCCTATTATCCGCTTCTGGCTCAAAGCGATGGCTGTCCTGTACACCATCCGCTAGACTAGAGGCAACACTTCCCGAACAAAAACGTTCCGCCAATGGCTTTGACTTCTCGCAAGAAGGCACCATGGCACACAGCTTAGGAGAAATTAAACTACGACATTACTTTGGACAAATTGGAATTGAGGAATATGAACGTGAATACGAGATCATTAAAAACACACCCTACTACAACGACGATTTTGAGGCTAACGTCGACAATTACGTATTATATGTACGTAGCCAGATCGGTGAAGGTGATACTCCATTATTTGAACAGCGCGTGGATTTCTCTGACTGGGTACCTGACGGGTTTGGCACTGCAGACGTCGTTATACTTTCAAAGCATTCAATCCGAGTCATCGACCTTAAATTCGGAAAAGGAGTTCCCGTCCACGCGCAAGACAACCCGCAGCTCCGACTCTATGCCCTTGGCGCGTGGAGCAAATTCAAAGAAGAATACCCAGACATTAAAGAAATCAGTTACACGATACATCAGCCCCGACTTGACAGTATCAGTACCGATGGTACCAGCATCAGTAAACTTATCGACTGGGCCAACTACTACGTCAAACCGAAAGCCAAAAAAGCCTGGAGTGGAAGCGGCGAGTTTTTACCGGGAGAATGGTGCCAGTTCTGCAAAGCCAAAGCGCAGTGTCGGGCGCGTAGCGACTTTAACACCGAACTTACCAGACTCGAGTTCAAAGAAGCGGCTCTCCTCGACGAAGAAGAAGTCAGCCAAATCTTAGTTAAAGCGCAGCAATTGCGCACTTGGGTTAACGATGTAGAAGACTACACATTAAACCGTGCAGTAGAACAAAACATTATTCCACCGGGATATAAACTATCTACTACAGTAACGCACCGCAAGATTAGTGATTCAGCACTAGCAGCTATAGTGCTAGTAGAAAAGGGCATGGATCCAGCAGTAATTTGGGAGCAGCCTAAGCTCAAATCCATTGCAGCACTGGAAAAGTTAGGGCCTAAAGGACAAGTAACTGCATGGCTTGGTGATCTTGTGTTAAGACCAGAAGGACAACCAAAGTTAGTCAAAACTAAAGAAGACGCGAAGGAGGACTTTGCATGAACACATGGCTAATGGGGTTTATAGCTTTTGTATACTTGGTAGTTGCGATTAACTTTTTTAGAAACAATGAAGTTGGTTTTGGTTTATCTTTTATTGGTTACGTAATAGGAAATATAGGATTGATATTGGCCGCATTAAAAATATAACAAGGAGCCAACATGCTGGTAGACTGCTATGGTTCGGAGTTTGAAGTTCCGGACCTTTTAGTTAACAAGTTTTTAAAAGACTTTGAGACTCTGCCTGGAAGTGGATACCGCGAAGGCATCTACCAAATACGAGATTCAATCAGTCAGATTTTAGACATAGTAGCAGAAGAGCCAGAAATACTACATGAGCCTGAGTACCACACAGACTTTATCAGGGCTCTGGCAATGAAGCAAGCAATGGGTGAATTAGGTATTTTGTTAGATTCTTAACTTTATCACATTGTAAAATAATAAGTAGTTGATTTGCGTATTAGTAACAACAGTAAAGGTTAGACGTGCTGGCACCTATTGAAGCCCAGTACTACAGTAAATAAGGAATTGTATGACACAAGCAACTAAAGTAAAAATCGTTACCGGTAAAGTTCGTTTTTCTTACGCTAACGTATTCTCACCAAAAGCATCAGTAGAGGGTGGCACACCTAAGTATTCCGTGTCCATCATCATCCCTAAGTCTGATAAAGAAACCATCGCCAAGATTACCAAGGCGTATGAAGACACTAAGGCTGGCGCAGCTGCCTACTTTGGTGGCGCTGTTCCTAAAGGTCTTAAGGGTGGTTTGCGTGACGGTGATGAAGAGAAAGATGACCCTGCATACGCAGGCTCATACTTTATCAACGCCAACTCAGCACAAAAGCCCGGCGTAGTAGACCAAGACCTCAATCCAATCATGGACATGAACGAGTTCTACAGCGGCTGCTATGGCCGTGCATCAATCACCTTCTATCCGTACAACGCACAAGGCTCAAAAGGCATTGCTTGCGGTTTGAACAACGTACAGAAATTAGAAGATGGTGAGAAGTTAGGCGGCGCAACATCCGCTGCAGCAGACTTCGCAATCTAATAGTAGTACCCATGAAGTGGGCGGCCCAGCGTAGAAACTGCGCTGGGCTTTTTTGCCCTTTAATAACCATATAACCACAGAGAAAAATAAATGGATCAGTATCAAGAGTACATTGCCGCCAGCCGCTATGCCCGTTTCCAAGATGACAAGGGTCGTCGTGAGAACTGGGGTGAGACAGTAGACCGCTACGTTGAATATGTCTTTAATCGCACACCAGCAATTAGTGAAAACACAGAATTAAAAACCGAATTACGCAGTGCCATTTATAACTTAGAATTAATGCCATCAATGAGAGCCGTAATGACGGCTGGAAAGAGTGCCGATCGTGATAACACGTGTGTATACAATTGTTCGTACCTTCCTGTTGACGATCCTAAATCGTTCGATGAGGCCATGTTTATCCTGCTCTGTGGAACAGGTGTGGGATTCTCGGTCGAGTCCAAGTATATATCCTTACTGCCTGAAGTGCCGGAAAAACTTTTTGAGTCAGAGCACACAATATCAGTCCACGATAGCAAAGAAGGATGGGCAAAGTCTTTACGACTCTTACTTGCAAACCTCTGGGCTGGAGAAATCCCAAAATGGGACGTCAGCAATGTTAGACCTGCCGGAGCACGACTCAAAACATTTGGCGGAAGAGCTTCCGGGCCACAACCATTAGTAGACTTGTTTGAGTTTACTGTAGCAACGTTTAAGAACGCAAAGGGTCGTAAGTTGCACTCATTGGAGTGCCATGACTTGATGTGTAAAATTGGTGAGGTGGTAGTAGTGGGTGGCGTACGTCGCTCTGCTATGATCTCGTTATCTGATTTAGATGATGAAAGGATTCGACATGCAAAAGCTGGACCATGGTGGGAAACTGCACCACACCGCGCTCTTGCGAACAACAGTGCGGTGTATTCAAGCACACCTACTGTCGGAAAGTTCATGGAAGAATGGTTATCACTTTACAACTCCCATTCCGGTGAACGAGGCATATTTAATCGGGAGGCTGCTAAAAAGACGGTTGAAAAATACGGGCATCGAGATCCAAATTTTGAATTCGGAACAAATCCGTGCAGTGAGATCATTCTCCGACCATACCAATTTTGCAATCTTAGTGAATGTGTAGTACGCCATGACGACACCAGAGAAACTCTTATACGTAAGGTCAGATTGGCTGCAATACTGGGAACAATCCAAAGTACATTCACCAAATTTCCATACCTCCGTAAAGTTTGGCAACGTAACACTGAAGATGAGCGATTACTTGGTGTCTCCCTCACCGGAATCTACGACAACCCACTTCTCACAACCCAAGGAGAAAAGTTAAATGAGCTACTTAACGAACTTAGAGAATGCGCTAGAAGTACAAATGAAGAATGGGCAGCTGTTCTCGGAATCCCTGTCAGCGCTGCTATCACATGCGTCAAGCCAAGTGGAACAGTATCCCAGCTTACTAATTCGGCGAGTGGCATCCACCCTCGCCATGCTAAATTCTATATCAGAAGAGTGCGAGGAGATAAAAAAGATCCTCTCACCCAATTCCTTATTGGACAAGGAGTACCAGCTGAAGACTGCGTTTACAAGCCAACCCAAACTACCGTCTTCAGTTTTCCACAGAGAGCCCCTGACGGACTTACCAGAGAAGACATCACCCCAATGGACCACCTTTCCCTCTGGCTCACATACCAGCGTTATTGGTGCGAACACAAGCCTTCCGTCACCATCTCAGTCGCTGAAAAAGACTGGCCAGAAGTCGGAGCTTGGACTTGGAAAAACTTTGACGAAATCAGTGGAGTTAGCTACCTCCCCTACGATGGAGGAACTTACAGACAGGCCCCCTACGAAGAGTGTACCGAGCAAGAGTACGAAGAGCTCAAAGCCAAAATCCCTAAAATCAACTGGCTAGATTTGAAGGAGAACACAGACAACGTAGAGGGCGCACAGATGTTGGCGTGTAGCGCTGGCGTCTGTGAAATCTGACCCATGGATCTGCCCTCCGCTCAATCTATGGAACTGGAACGAGACGTGGAAATTAAATCTCCATGTAACGGAATCTGTACCCTCGACTTTTTTGACATCTGTCGAGGGTGCCAACGAACCAGGGAGGAAATTTCTCGCTGGTATGTTATGTCCAACGAAGAAAAGCAACAAGTGTTAATTAACATACAGTATGTTAATGTGTAAAAAAGTATGTTAAAGTGCTGATTTGTAAGAAATAGTTTAAAAATGTACGAAAAAGTAAACTAATAGTTGATTTTGTACGTTTTTATTAAACCGCAGATACGTCTGCTTGCCATAGGAGCATAAATGATTTATAGCATTGACTTTGAAACCCGCAGCACCATTGACCTAGCTGAACAAGGGCTAGACATCTACGCCAACGACCCCACAACAGAAGTGTTGTGTATTGCATGGGGCAACAAACCCGACAACGTATCCGTTGGAGTTCCCCAACCATCTAAAAATTGGCAAGACACAAAAGGTAACATTCTGTTACATGTTTTGCTAGACCACGTTGCATCCGGTGGCAAAATCCAAGCATGGAACGCCATGTTTGAGTACGCCATCTGGAACTGCGTCTGTGTGCCTAAGTACGGCTGGCCACCACTAAAGCTAGAGCAGTGCATTGACACTATGGCCATAGCAGCAGCCAACAACGTGCCAC